TGTTAGATAGTGTACAAGGTCGTGGTCCTTGTTTAGCATTTTTACCATTTACTTCATTACCAGAACTGGAAGGTTGTATAGTTACTTGGGATTTTATGGAAACAATCCATAGTAGAAGTTATACATATATTATAAAAAATTTATATTCTAATCCTAGTGATGTATTTGATACAATTATTAAAGACGAGAAGATAGAAAAGAGAGCTCAATCTGTAACACAATGTTATGATGATTTAATCTCAATAGGTCATAAATGGCATTTAGATAAATCAAAAGTTGATGAGTATGAACTAAAGAAAAAATTATGGAAGGCTTTAATTACAGTAAACATATTAGAAGGTTTAAGATTTTATGTATCGTTTGCTTGTAGTTTTGCTTTTGGCGAACTTAAATTATTAGAGGGATCAGCAAAGATCATTTCGTTTATCGCAAGAGACGAAAGTCAGCACTTAGCAATTTCACAAAGAATAATAAACAATTATAGAGACATTGAAAGAGATAAGGTTATGGATAAAGTGATTAAAGATACTGATAAAGAAGTATATGCAATGTATGATGACGCAGTAGGAGAAGAAAAAAGATGGGCGACTTATCTTTTCTCTAAAGGTTCTATGATAGGTTTATCGGAAAAATTATTACATCAATTTGTAGAGTATATGGCTAATAGAAGAATGAAAGCTATTGGGTTAACACCTGTGTATGAACAAAAGTCTAACCCATTACCATGGATAGATCATTGGTTAAACAGTAAAGGTACACAGAATGCTCCGCAAGAGACTGAAATAGAAAGTTATGTTATTGGTGGAATAAAACAAGACGTTAAGAAAGATCAATTTAAAAAATTTAAACTATAATGGAAAACGTTACAAAGAAGTGCTCTAACTGCACTACTAAATATACCATAGTGTGGGACGAAGAAGAACAAGATTTACAACCCTTGACTTGTCCGTTCTGTGGATACGAAGTAGAATCAGAGGAAGATATTGAGCATGACATACCAGAAGAAGCAACAGACGATAGTTGGAGTTGATTACAGTTTAAATAGTCCTGCGATCTGTATTGCAGGTGATAACTTTGATTATAACAAATGTTCTTTTCACTTTTTAACAAGTAAGAAAAAACATATTGGACAGTTTGGTAAAAATATATTTGGTTATGAACACAAAGAGTATAACACACCTATTGAAAGGTTTACTAACATTTCTAGTTGGGCCTTGGATATTATCCACAAATATAAGGAAGATACAGCAAAAGTTTTCATTGAAGGTTATTCGTTTGGCTCAAAAGGTCAAGCTGTATTTCAAATTGCTGAGAACTGCGGTATACTTAAATATAGATTACAGATGTCACCCACTATATTGTATGATACAGTTGTGCCAAGTGTTGTTAAGAAGTATGCGTCAGGTAAAGGAAACGCAGATAAACAATTAATGTATGATAGTTTTAAAGAACATACTGAAGAAGATTTATTGAAAATGTTTGATATGGGTAAATTAAATAATCCTGTGACAGATATTGTTGATAGTTATTATATAGCAAAAGTTGGTTATGAAAATACAAGTAGTCACTAGTTGGAACAATAAGTTATTTAAAGAATACGCTCATAGATTTCAATCCACTTACAATTGGCCATTTGATTTAATTGTTTATAATGAAGATGATGATATGTTTGATAAGATACCTGATCTCAAAAAATTCATAGAGAGAAACCAACACAGAAAAGTAAAATCATTTAAAGATGATGGTGTAAGATTTTCATATAAAGTTTATGCATACACACATGCCATTGTTAATTGCTCAAGTGATGTAGATGGTTTAATTTGTATTGACGCAGATAGTGTATTCTATAAATCAATAGACGTAGATTGGATTAAAAAACATATTCACAAAGACGATTGTATGATGAGTTATCTAGGTCGTGGTAAACATTATAGTGAATGTGGTTTTTTATATTTTAATATGCAACACGATCAAACAAGAAACTATGCTCGTTATATGAAAAAGATGTATGATTTTGATGAGATATATAATTTAGGTGAGTGCCATGATAGTTATGTTTGGGACTATGTAAGAAAAATTTTTGAAAGTGATATGAAAGTACAAAATAATAATATAGGTGATAACGATGGCGGACACGTTCAAGCCAGATCAATATTAGGAACTGTTTACGATCACACAAAAGGTAAGAGAAAACTAACAGGTAAAAGTCCAGAGGCAAAAATATGATAATTTTAATAATGGGTTTATCAGGTTCAGGTAAAACATCTTTGGCAAAAGTATTAACACCAATGTTTAATGCTGTATGGTTAAACGCTGACAAGATTAGAGAAGAAGTAAACGATTGGGATTTTTCTGAACAAGGTAGATTAAAACAATCAATAAGAATGAAAATACTTGCTCAAAAAGCAAGAAGCGAAAATAGAAATGTAATTGCTGATTTTATTTGTCCAACAGAATATACAAGAAAAGAATTTAATGCTGACTATACAATTTGGATGGATACAAAAAAAATTAGTAGATTTGAAGACACAGACAAAATATTTGAAGCGCCAAAGAATCCAAATTTTATAGTCACACACTTTGAGGCTGATATGTGGGCTTATTTAATTAAACAAGATATACTAGATACATATGGAAACTTAGGACCACATAGATGATTAGAATTTTTATAGGATATGATGATAATGAAAAAGTAGGGTTTAGTACATTGAGTCATAGTTTATTAAAACACTCAACACAACCTATCTCAATTACACCAATACGATTAAAAAACATTAAAGATATATTTGTTAGAGAAAGAGTAAAAATACAATCAACAGAATTTGCGTTTAGTAGATTTCTTGTACCATATCTTTGTAACTATTCAGGTCATGCTATCTTTATGGATTGTGATATGTTGGCTCGTGCTGATATATCATTATTATGGCGACAAAGAACTACAAAGTATGCTGTTCAATGTGTACAACATGACTATACACCTAATAGTACAATCAAATTTATGAATCAACCACAAACACCATATCCTAAAAAGAACTGGTCTAGTATGATGATTTTTAATAATGCTATGTGTAGATCACTTACACCCGATTATGTAAATAGTGCCACAGGATTACAACTACATCAATTTAAATGGTTAGAAAGTGAAAAACTAATTGGCAATATAGATGTAGAATGGAATCATTTAGTAGGTGAATATCAATATAATTATAGTGCAAAGTTAGTACATTTTACAAATGGTGGACCATATTTTAAAAAATACAAAAATAGTGATTATTCAGAAGAATGGTTTGATATGTATAAAGACTCAAACAAAATAGATTTAGAATGAAGGTAACAATATTTTTAAACACAGCAGTTGGTCATAAAAGAGATTACATAGAAAACTTTGGAAAAGGTATTGAGAAGATTGGAAAAGACGAAGTAGTTTATAATAAAGATCAAACTTATCACTCAACAGATGTAGCTGTTATCTTTGGGTTTAAATCTAGTAGTGTGGAAAGTGAAATACATTTACATAGACAAGAGGTATTTGATAATCATAAAAATGGTAAAATATTTTTTATGGATAGTAATGCATTTAAAGCCTATGAAAATGTGGTGTATCACAGATACCCTATGACTTCTGTATATCCAAATGAGTCAGTTTATTTAGAAGACAAAACAAATATAAACAGGTGGGAACTATTAAAAAATAATAGTAAAATTGTTTTAAAAGATTATAGAACAAAAGGCGATCATATATTAATGTTACTAAACAGAGGTGAATCTGGTTTTGCCACAAAAGGATTGAACGCTTGGGATTGGGCGATACAAACTATACCAGAAATACAAAAACATACAGATAGAAAAATAGTAATTAGACCACACAAAATGTTTGTTAGATCAAATGATAATCAAAAAATAAATGAAGTGAATAAAAAATTTAAAAATGTAGAGATTAGACCATACGAAAAAGAGAGTATATTTGATGTGTTAAAAAATACTTGGGCGACTGTTATATTTTCTACAACAGCAGGTCTACCTAGTTTAATAGAAGGTGTTCCACTATTTGTAACAAGCGAAACTAGTATGTTATATGAAATGTCATCTGGCGATTTAAGTCAAATAGAAAATCCTAAACTACAAGATAGATTACCATTTTTAATTAAGAACGCAAATAGACATTGGACACAAAAAGAAATACTAGAAGGAACTTATTGGAATACAATAAGAGAGTATCTATGAATATAATTGGTATTAGAGGTGCATTTAGTACAGAGGCAATGTTTATATTTCCTAAACATGAAGACTTTAAACTAATAGAATATCCAGATAGACATAATCATAAGGCAGATGCTTATATACAAACAAATGTATTAGGTGTAATGAAAAAGAAAAACGCAGAGAAGTATCAATTTATATTAGATCAAAACAAACCTAAGATTGTAATAGAACAAGCAACCTTTAGAAAAAATTTAGACATAGAAAAACCAGATGATTATTATTTTAGAGTTGGTTTAAATCATTATACTTTTAGTGATGGTATATTTAAAAATGAAAACTCACCAGATGATAGATGGAAACAAATACAAAGAGAACAAGATATAGAAATAAAACCTTGGAAGAAAAAAGGCGACTACATATTAATACTTACACAAAATCCTATAGATACAAGTCTAAACGATTTAGTGAAGAAACCAGGCGACTATGAAAACTTTATTATGAATACTATAAATGAAATATCAAAGTATACAGATGAAGATATAATGATAAGACCACACCCACGTTTTACATTTAGATTTAATAAAGATACATTAAAAGATATTAAAGTTAAAAACAAAGTATTCTTTAGTGAGAACTTAAATAACTTCAATGTAACCAATGGTGGTGAAGACATATACAAAGACTTTAAGAATGCCAGAGTTGCGATTTCGTATTCAAGTAATAGTTTAATAGAGGCAATATGTGAAGGTGTACCAAGTATTTCATTATCTAAAACATCACACACATGGCCTGTGGCATTTCATACGTTAGAAGTATTAAAACATAAAGAGTTACCACAGTTTGATAGAACGCAGTGGCTAAACGATTGTTCATATACACAATGGAAAATGTCAGAAATAAATAGTGGTATAGTACACAAGAGGTTATTAGCATGAAAGAAAAAGTAATTGAAGATTATAGTTTGAAACCTAATCATTTAGGTGGTCACTTAAATAGAACTAATTTAGATAGACCTTTATTAGAACATTTAAAAAATAATCACAATATTAATTCTATGTTAGATATAGGTTGTGGTACAGGTGGTATTAAAAAGATAGCAGATGAACTAAAAATTAATTGGTTTGGAATTGATGGAGACCCATCTATTGATTTACCAGAGAATACTTTATTACATGATTTTGCTGAGGGTCAAGCAACCATAGACAAAACTTTTGATCTAGTATGGTGTGTAGAATTTTTAGAACACGTTGAAGAAAAATATATACCAAACTATATGCCTTTATTTAAACTAGGTAAACTAGCTGTAGTTACTGCGGCACCACCAGGTTGGCCTGGTCATCATCATGTAAATTGTAGAGAGAAAAGTTATTGGGTAGATGTGTTTGAAGATTATGGATTATATTATGACGTTGCCTTAACAGAACAGTTTAAAACTGTATCTAAAATGAATCCAAAAGAAGGTTATGAATATGGTGATAATAAGAACTTCTTTTTAAAAGCAGGACTAGTATTTAGAAATGGCAATTAAACTTAAAAACTCTATGTTTATCCATTTACCAAAGTGTGGTGGTAGAACTGTAAAACAAATGTTAAAGAAATATGTTGCTGGTGCAGAGGTTGTAGGTGATGATATTTACGATAGTCATGCCACACCTGATACAGATTTACAAGTATTTGGTTTTATAAGACACCCTGCTACATTTATTCATAGTCTTTGGACACATAGAAGTAAAAAGAAAAAACATGGTGAAGCTTGGAATTGGCAAGACTATATTTTGTTAGAAAAGGAATGTCAATCTAAAGATTATAACACCTTTGTAGAAAACATATTAAAGAAAGAAAATATGGTGTATCATTATTATATGCATTATCTTGGTAAGTATGAAAACCCTATGATAGGTAAAATGGAAGAGCTACCAAATAGTTTAATTAGAATACTAGAAGCAAACAATGAGGACTTTGATGAAAAAGGTATTAGAGAAAACATTTATGTTCACGGTGCTAATGATAAAACTACAAATACACCAGTTTCAGTTTTAGATAGTATGAGTTATGACCAATGTAAAAGACTTATAAAAAAGGCTGAGAAAAAAATATGTGAGGAGTTTGATTACCATGCGTTTTGATAATCCTATTTACGATCACGGTTTTGTGTTTCCTGACATCGCTGACTTTCCAGATGTGAAACACGAAAGACACTACATGGGTAATGGCCATGAGGAATATGTATCTGTAATGAAAGAAGGAATACAAGAAGGTAATTTACATACATTTGAGAGAGGTTATCAGTGGTATATGAAAGTACCAGATACAAAGTTAATCACTAAACTAAATGCTATGTTTCAATTTTACAATCATTTTGAAGAAAGTAAAATAGAAAATAATTTAGCAGGTGGACAAATATACGAAGACCTATATGAAAACGGTATCTCATACATGAAGATTGATACTACAGAATTAAGAGATATGATAGATGATGAGATTAAAAAGTTAATTGTATTACCTGATTGGCGACCACCACCAGGTCAGTTTGATAGATCAACTCAACTAGGTCAAATAAATCCAGACATTGTAAAATATGTAAACAATATGTTTCAAAAACTTGGTATACTACAAGCAGCAACAAAGTATAATAAGTTTAAAGGTCTAAAAGTATCTAATGTGGTATTACATATTGCCAAACCAACAGATGAAAATTGGAAACAATTTTTATATGATTGTAAAACAGTAACTAAAACAACCAATTTACATATAGACCCAAAAGAAAATGTAATGAAAGCCATGATATATCTAAATGATATTACTGAAGATGATGGTCCATTTGGTTATGTAGAAAAATCTCATAGATGGATACATGATGATTTACAAAATATATTTGGTAGAGCTATATCAACGGGTAGTTATTGTCATAATCCACAATCCAGAGCTGCGGTATTTCAATTTCCAAAACAATTAAGAGTATCACATAACTTTGGTAGATTGTTATTAGATGGTACAGAAGAACAAGAAAAAATATTAAACCAAGAAAAGTTATTTACTAGCGACAAAGGTAATTTATGTGTCTTTGACCCAGCTGGTATGCATAGAGGAGGTATTTGTAAAACAGGAACTAGAATTGCTTTACAAATATTAATGAAATGATATTAAGTGATAGTGTATTAAGAAAAAGAGTATTTAAACAACATATATTAGATTTACATTTAAAAGATTTTATGTTAGGTCAAACAACACCCTATCTTAATAAATTTAAAAATACAATAGATGTAGGTGCGGCAACTGGTATGTATGCTAGTCACTTTGCGCAACACTCTAAAAACGTCATATGTTTTGAAGCAGTACCACCTGTGTATGAACAACTAGAAAAGATAAAACAAAAACATAACAATGTAATAACTCATAATAAAGCAGTTGGTATTTTTGTAGGAACATCAGAATTTTATGTAGATGATAAAAGACTATCAAATTCAGGTTTTCAAAATTTAGTAGATGGTCAAAAGATAGAAGTAGATACAGTTACAATAGATAGTCTTAAATTGGTAGATATAGGGTTTATTAAGATAGATGTAGAAGGTGTAGAATTAGATGTATTATATGGCGCTAGCGACACCATAGACGAGTATAAACCCACTTGTATGGTTGAAGTATATGATAAGTTTAATAAGTATCCAGTAGCGACTACATTTGAATTTTTCTTTAAAAGAAAGTATAGGTGTTTTTATAATCATAAAGGTCAAGGTTTAAAACCAGTAAGAAATATACAAGAAGGTGTTGATGCTACAAAGATACCAGAAATAACAGACGGAGATTTTTTATTTACGATATGATTATAACACACGATATACCATGGAACGCATGTTTATCTCATCAATTATTTCCAGCTATAAAGAAAGGTTGGAAAGAGTCAAAGACAAAACCTGTACACTTTTTTTGGGGTCTAGGCTCTAATAATTTACAAGAAATAGCACAAGTAAATGAAAAAGGTGAAGAATGGTGGTTTATTGATGTAGGTTACATTACTGAACAAATCACTAGATACCCAACGCCATCAATTACAGATTATGACAAAACTTATTTTAGAATAATAAAGGGAAAAATACATACGACTATGGGTGATCCTGGTGATGGGTCACGTCACAAAAAACTATTACAACAAGGTATAGACGCAGAGTTTAAAGGTTGGAATACTGGTGAATGTAAACATATCTTACTAACTCCTTCATCACAAACGGTTACATTTTATACGAATAATATGTCACAAGAGGATTGGATAAAAGAATGTAGTGAACAAATAAAATGTTATACTAATAGACCTATTATAATGAGAAACAAACCAAGACCTAATAACGAATGGTGGGGAACAGATATAAAAGATGACTTAAAAGATTGTCATGCATTGGTGACTAATATGAGTTTATCAGCAGTTGACGCTGTGTTAAATAAAGTACCAGTGGTCACACATCAAAATAATGTATGTTATTATGTATCTGGTAGATTAGAAGATATAAATGAACGTAGAATGCCAGCGAGAGAAGACATGACTATGTGGTTAAGAAGTGTGGCTAATAATCAATTTACTTTACAAGAAATAGAAGACGGAACAGCATATAAGGTATTACATGAAGTTTAGATTTAAATATACGATGGCTTGTTTATGGGTTGGTTTTCTTTTAGGCTTATTAGTAGGTATGTGGTTATGTTAAACTTTGCTTGTGTTTACTATGGTGACAAATATACTTTTTCATATGTAAAGAATCTATACAATATGGTTAAAAGAAACTTTACCATACCACATAGATTTATTTGTTTTACAGATAATACAGTCATACACAAACAAAGAGATTTTAAAGATAAAGATATAGAATTTAGACAATTTAAAAGACACGATTTCAATGGTTGGTTTAATAAATTACAATTGTTTAGTCCTGATAGTAATTTAGAGGGTAACACTTTATATATGGATTTAGATGTGGTGATAATGAAGAACATAGATGACATGGCCACAATAGGAGAATCAAAGAACTTTGTAGGTATGAATGACTTTAATCCTACTAGTGGTTTATTCAATTCTAGTATTATGAGATTTAATAACAAATATCATAGTGTAATATGGGAACAATATCTAAAAAGAAAAACAGAGTTTAACAGCTCACATGGTGACCAAGAAATTATTACAGCTTTGATTAAAAAACACGAAGACACAATATCATTTCCAGATGAGTGGACACAATCATATAAATGGTTGAATCGTAATGGTGATAGATACCATATAAGTAAACAAACCTATGAACAAGACCCAAATGCCAAGGTTTGTGTCTTTCATGGTAGTCCTAATCCACACGATTCGGCACAAGAATGGGTACAAAAGCTGTGGAAATAGACATAAATGTGTCTAAAATTAGAACAAAATAAGAACATCAACGCAAAATACCTTAAAAACCCCTATAAAACTAGCAAAATAATACTGTACTTATTAGTTAATCCTGATATTATAATAGTATATGAACAAAAAACTATTAATAATAATCAGCAATTGTCAATTATATACCTTGACAATCACTACAAAGCCTGATATTATTAGTATAACAAAGGAGGACACTATATGTCAAAAATAAAACAATACATTGAAACATCAGTAGAGAACGCTGTTGATAAGATCGTTTTCAAAATGAAAGATGGTCAAATTGATTT